CGATGACCTGCGCGCCCTTTTTCGCAATTCTTGCCCATGAATCCCCAGCCCATCGTGTCCTAGTCGAGACGGTGCCGGCACTCGTACGTGAGAACCGGGCGATCGCCGATCTCGCCGACAGCATTCTTGAAACTGGTGAATATTCAGTTGAACAATGGAACGCCTTTGCCTGGCGCGTGAAGCGCAGTGCCGCCCATATCGGAGCGATTTGCGATGAAGCGATTAGGCAATCGTCGAAGCCCGCTGATGGAGTCGTTCCATGAGCGGTCTTCATTCCCGTTCCAAATCCACCACTCGCGGCGGCGCCTGCGAGCATTGCGGGCAAGAGATCCTGCCCCGTCAACTGCGGGGCAAGGTCGTCGGTCGAGCCCGGCGGTTCTGCTCGAACAAGTGCCGCCAAGCGTCATTTCGTAACGCGGATTTTGACCGGAGGTACCAACCACCGCAGGCGTTACGAAATGGCAAAAATACCTCAGTAGTTTCAACGACCTGCAATGGCGATTTTGTCGGTCGGGCCTCATCCGAAATCAGCAGCGAGACCTGGTGCAAGGTGCGTGAGATCGAGCAGCCCTGGCGCGATCACGGCGAGCCCGTGGTTTCGGCGGACGGCGTGCTGTCCTTCGTGGTCGGAAAGTTGAGGAGAAGCCGGTGACACAGATCAGCACCGAAGCCGCCGTCGAGGGGCTGTGGTTGGCGCTCGATTGGCAGCCGATCAAGCTCATGGAGATCTTTGATCGGATCGCATCCCGTCTTCGACGCCATCCTCAGTTTCGCGACATGTCGATCACGGAGATCGATCGGCTTCTCGCTGATGCGCGCCGCGAGGCCGAGCATGATCTAAGCGATTACGAGTGGCGCCTTATTGAAGCGTTCCAAGACGCGATTGCATCCGAAGAAACCGGGACCGATCGAGTCGCTGCATGAGCCCGATCATTCCAGCTGCCGCGCACAGCGCAGCGCCACGCGGAGCAAAGATACTGCTTCTCGGCCCAACCGGAGTCGGCAAGACATCGCTTCTGCGCACGCTTGATCTGGCAACAACACTCTTTGTCGATGTCGAAGCCGGCGATCTCAGTGTGCAGGATCTTAAGGTCGACAAGTTCCGTCCGCGCACCTGGCCGGAATGTAGAGACCTGGCCGTCTGGCTGGCCGGTGCCAATCCCGCCGTGCCCGCTGATGCTCCTTATGGCGAGCGGCATCTCGACGACGTGATCGACAGATTCAATAACCCCGAGGGGCTTGCCCGGTATCGCACTATTCTTCTCGATTCAGTCTCCAGGATCGCCACCAACCTATGCTTTCCCTGGTCACAGCGACAACCGGAAGCTTTTTCAGAGCGATCCGGTAAACGCGATCTTCGCGGCGCCTACGGCCTGCACGCACGTGAAATGTGCGCCTGGTTCCTTCACCTCCAACAGGCACGCGCTCTTAATGTCGGGTTCATTGGAATCCTGGAGACCGTCGTTGACGACTTTAACAGGACCGAACACCGACTCCAGATGGAAGGCAGCCGCACCTCGCGTGAGCTGCCATGCATTCTGGATGAGGTAATTACGATGCAGTGGGTGAAGTTTGACGGCGACAACGCGCCGACGCGCGCCTTTGTCTGCACGCAACCTAACCCCTGGAATTACCCCGCCAAGGACCGCAGCGGCCGCCTCTCTCAGATCGAGGAGCCGCACCTTGGAAAACTCATCGACAAGATTACGAGGCCAGGCGGCCACCTCGTCCAATTCCCCTTGGCTGCCGAGAAACAGAACATGCAGGAGACGGCGACATGAACTTTGACTTTAACACCGCAACTGAACAATTCGATCTTATTCCCGACAAGACCGATGCTGTTGTTCAGATGCACATCCAGGAAGGCGGTGTCGGTGAGGACCGCCTTCTCACGCGTGCAGATACCGGGGCGGAGTACGTTGCTTTTGAGTTCACCGTTGTCGAGGGCACGTATGCCAGGCGCCCGCACAAGTTTTTTACAAACATGGTGCTTTCCGGCCCTACCGACGGTCATGCACAGGCCGCGGACATCAGTAAAAGCCTACTTCGGGCAATCTTGGAGAGCGCGCGCGGCATCAAGCCGAAGGACGTGTCTGAGGCGGCAAAAAAGGCGCGCGTGGCCGAGCTTCGTGACTTTGAGGGAATCCGTTTCTGGGCGCGGATCGGTATCCAGCCACAACGGGGCGAATATCGCGCCAGAAACACCCTGGCCCTGGTGATCACTCCAGACATGAAGGAGTGGCGTCCGATCCAACAGGTCGAGCAGCCGCTCATGCACACGGTACCGGCGGATCCTAAGGCCGTCATCATCCCCAGGCCCGCATGGGGACAACCATAACAATGAGCCTACGCAAGAAAACAGTCCGGTTCCCGGCGCTGAGCGCCATCGAGGATGCCTGGCTGAAGCAGGCAACCGCCGAAGCCATCAAGGCGGCGCGCGACATCGTTAACGGCGGTGTCGTGCCGCCGATGACACCAATCGGGCGCTTGTCCGATACCGACTGGGGCTGGATTTTCGCTTCCATGTGGTTCGCCTGGATCAGGGAGCGCGCAACCCAGGCGACCGCCAACGGACACAATACAGAGAAGCAGCTCCAACAAACCGGCCTCGATCCGGATCCATGGGACGCCGGCGCCATCGCCACCGTCCTGCCCGAGCTCGCCAACGCCAAGGTGGATTGGAGCGCGCCCCTGGGCGAGCTCTCCCGCGACGAGCTGATCGCGTTTCTCGGTGACGCTTACAGGCTGATTCAGAAGGCCATGTGCGCTCGTGATCTCGGTGAACATCAGATCACTAGGCAACCGCCAACAGGACCGACGACCGAAGATATTCCATGGAACGATCCAATTCCCGCGCTCGACAGAGAATTGAATTCCAACCGGTGAGACGTAGGCAATGTGCAACAATCTCTATTGGCACGGCGACGAAGAATTTGGCTGGAGTGCCCGCGGATCGCGCGGAGTAGGTGGCGACTATTGGATTGTGCGAACACCCTGGCTGGGTGAACCGGCGAACAAGATCAGGTTCCAAATCAGTTTTCAAGAGAGGCACTCAGGAAACAAATACTGGCTTCGTAAAATCGGTGACACGCTCGACGAAGCTAAGGTCATCGCGCAGGCCGATAACGATGCGCGGCGCATGCAGTTTTCTGCACCGTGATCGTGCCATGCTCATCGATTTCAACCGCACCGAAGCATCTGCCGAACCGGTCAGTATCGCGATCAACGCAGTACTCGAAGCCGGTGCACGTGCCGAAGAAGAAACGACGCGCGGCTATCTCGGCGCCTCTGCGGTTGGACATCCATGCTCGCGCAAGGTGCAATACGACTGGGTGTGCGATCCGGTACACCCAACGCGCACCCGCGACATCTTCGCGCGTGGGCATTTTCTCGAAGAACAGTCCCGGCAGCATTTCAAGAAAGCCGGCTTCCGGCTGGCTGACAAGGACCGGCTTGAGTTCACGGCACTTGACGGCTGGTTGCGCGGCCATGCCGACGGGATCCTCCTCTCCGGCCCCAATCTTCCCGGTGTCGCCTATCCATGTTTCAAGGGAATCAATCAAAAGAGCTGGCGATCACTGGAACGCGACGGCCTGGCCAAGACGTATCCGCAGTATGCCGCCCAGGTCGCGCTCTACCAGCTGCATCTCGGTGTCGATCGCCACCCTGCAGTCTTCACCGCCACCTGTGCGGACGACTGCAGGCGCCTACACATCCTCGTTCCCTTTGACACCGAGCTCGCCGCCACCACCGTCCAGCGCGCGCAGTTGATCATCGAAGCGACCCAGCGTGGCGAACTGTTGCCACGCATGACGGACGACCCCAACAACTGGCGCTGCCGCCTGTGCGGTCATCGCGAAAGATGTTGGCGGCCATGAGCCTTTCCGACGAGAGATCGAAGATCGAGAGATTGCTGGTGCTTGCTCTGGGCTCGGAGCAGAACAACGAGGCGCTCGCGGCCAGGACCGCGCTCAAGAATACGTTGGCCGCCGAAGGTCTGGATATCCACGAGTTCGCCGCGCGTTTCAGAAAGAACAAGATACCTGAAGCCGAGATGAAACGCATCTATGACGCCGGATACGACGCTGGTGTGCAGGAGGGAAAGGATACCGCGGCAACGGCGGCGGGCTTCAGGAGCACCGAGGGGCCGACCCACTACGAGATGGCGCTGTTCTGCGAGGAGCGCTCTGGGCACCTGAGCGGAAAGGAGCAGGGTTTCATCAGCGACATGGTGCGCTGGTGCGCACACCGGGAGCCGACAGAGAAGCAAGCCAAGTGGCTGCACGTCCTATGGGTCCGGTTGGGGCGGCGACGATGAATCAGAAGCCGCACACCCTCAAGGGCGATCTTGCTCACCTGCCGGACGCACTGGCGCCGCTCACCGCCCTGCCCCACTGGGTGCTATGGCGCTTGGAGCTACGAAAGGGCAACTGGACGAAGCCGCCGCTTACGACAACCGGTAGACGGGCGAAGAACAACGATCCCGCGACTTGGTCACCCTACCAGGCAGCGCTCCGCGCTGTGCAGAATGGCAACGGCTTCGACGGGATCGGATTTGCTCTCCTTGGTGCCCCGTTCGACGTGGTGGATCTCGATCACTGCCTGGATCCCGCGACCGGCCAGATCGACGAATGGGCGCGCCCCTGGCTCGACGCTGCCAATGGCACCTATGTCGAACGGACTCCAAGTGGCGAAGGACTGCGCATCATCGGCGGCGCTGGAGACATCCAACAGCTGCACCGCAAGTGGCCGGTGCCAGGCGCCCGCGACAAGGCCGCGATCGAGATCTACCGC